CCCTTGGGTAATGCTCGTATCGTTGAATAAATCGTTGTATGGCTTACATTCATTGTTTGATCCAAATCAGGAAATGTCTTTAAACGCTTTGCTATTTGCTGAGGAGACCATAAACAACGGATCGCTTCAACAATAAATTTCCAGAGGATTGAATCGATTTTGAGTTTTCTGTGACCACGTCTACGTCTAGCAAAAGTGTTATCAGAAGCATATTGAGCTTGATAAACGTCATTGATGCTATTTCTTTTAAGCTCACGATAGATCGTACTAGGATGTCTTTTAATAAGTTCAGCAAATTTTCTGGCTGAAAAGCCTTCTTTTCTTGACTCAAGCATTAATGCAGTACGATCTTCAAAGTTAAGATGATGGTATGACAATTTTATATACTCCATAAACCCTTTAAATTAATTAGGTGGTTTATGTCGCACTTCAAGTTTTACTCTGCCCTTTTTCATTATTAACTGATACGTGTTGATTCCTCCAATCACTAAAAAGAACCAATGCAGCAGCAGGTGCCAGAAATGCGGCAGTTATTGATAACCCATCTTTAATAAGGTCAAAAACCTTTTTAAACGATAAAGAATCTTTCAACCATTCCGTTTGAAATAGATAACCGATAATTAAATAAAGAATTAGAAAGACAAATGTCCAGAAAACTAAATCTTTTATTTTTTGTTCTAATTTTTTCTCAGCCATATATCCCCCTACTTTAGAAGGATATTAGACCAAGTATTTAAACCTTCCTCAACTGACATTTCCAAATGGTAGAGGCTGGATCCTGCTGTATATGAATAACGCGGAATGAGCCTAAGGCTGTTAACCACTCATCATCAATCTTTGGCTCTTTGGTAACTTCATTCTGCAGCACTGTAGCCTTCTTATCTGTGGCCAGAACTCCAAGTGTTTGGATCTCATATTGACTGTATGAGCCAAACAAAACGCCACGGCCAGAATAATTTTCTTTAACTTCAACATAAGTTTCTGTCTTAGGATCCCAATTAGTTTTTGAAAACCGCTCACATGTAAAGGTATAAACGGCATCTGCTAAATCATCATTAAATACTTCAGCAATGTCTGCCTGAATTTCGTCACGTAAGCCCATATCATGCCCTGTAAAGTGGTATGCCAAAGCCATTAAAACTTGCATTTGGATCTTTCAATTCAAGTGAATCAATAAAATCAATTGCTATCTGTTCGAAGCTAGAGATTGCTTCAGATCCGTCCTGATATTCTTTTTCTGACTCAACAGAATCAGCTTTAACTTTCTTACGCTTCAACTGCTGGTCTTTGCCGTTATAAATTACTTTGGCCAGAATTCCTTTGATAATTTCACAAGCCGCGTCCTTAAGAAGTGGATCAATAGGATCTGGTACAAAACCAATCCATTTTTTCATCCAAACATTAGCCAGCTTTACCAGACGAGCTTTATCACTGTCTGGTGCAAAATCGCTGCCCAAAATTGAATTTGCGTCATCTACAGTAATAAAGCTCATTGCATTATTCCTTCGGGATTAATTTAAGAAGTTCTGCTTTTGTTGCAGACGGTTTGTAACCAATGTTTTTACTAGCCAAATACTCTTTTAATTGATCATTTGACCAGTTTTCAAAATCATTAGCTGCCGTTTCTGTTGCTTTTCCAGATTCCAATTCAGCAATACGCGCTTGCATAGCAGCAACATCATTTTTAAAAGCATCAAACTCTGCTTGAATGCTTACTACCTTTCCTTCAGCCGCTTTAGCCGCATTGTCAGCTTGGAGTACAGCATCTTTTAAACGTGAGTTTTCAGAAATTAACTCCGAACTATCACCACTAGCTTGTTCCAAGATTTCGATTTTTCGTTTAAGTTGCCCGTTTTCTTCAATAACCTTTTTACAGTCAGCTTTTGCTTGATCAATGACTTCTTGCAGCTCTGGGGTAATTCCCACCGCGACATTTACTGTGGCCAAGGTCGTTTTTGCAGGCTCTTTCAATTTGCGAACTTCAACTGGAATATCCAGAGCTTCGTAATCATTTTGGATTTTCGGGTAATCACCGTAAATAATTACTTCTTCAGCACTTCGATTCGGATGTTCGTAATAATCAGGATTGGCAATAGTTCCAACTTCTAACGCAGCTGCAGCAGCAATACGTGTATAAATTAGCTTCATGATGCATTTCTCTTAAATGTAAAAAGAGGGCTTAATAGCCCTCTTATAGTGAGATGTTTATGAGTTAACCAGTTGTTGTGCCAGACAAGTCAAGCAATGTGCCTGCTGTCATTTTGTTGCTAGTAGCATGTTTTTTCCAGTTGGCACTTGAACCAAGTAAAGTAAGGTCAGGGTTTTCACCTTTTGATGTATCCCAGCTATAACCAAGAATATCTAAGTTGAACGCGCCTTCAGCACGCATACCAATACCTAAGTTTTCTTCATCATTGATGTCATACGCTCGGAAACCAGGTACTTGTGATTCTGTAACAGTAACAGCTCCCATTTGTAAACCAAATGCATCATCATCACCTACGGCATCAGTCACCAAGACTGGCTTACCTAAGGTACCCGGTAAACCACCATAGATAACGATTTCAGATTCGCCATAAATTTGCTTAGTGATTGCATCATCGACAATATCAAAATAAGTCTCTGAGTTCATTACCCATAAACTAATACGTCCAAACTTATCGCCAAACTTACGCATACCACGTGTTAATGCTTTACGACCATCTACAGCAATACTGCCTTTAGCAATCATATCCGGGTTGCTAGAAATAGCTGCTTTTAATGAAGCTAAACTGTACTGTAAACGACCTGCAACCAATGCATCTGCTAAATCATAACCAAGAATCATGGCAAACTCTTCAGGTGTACGTGCACGGCGTTTGAATGCCTCTTCAGTAGAAGCATAAGGACCATATTTATATGGGACTTTTACGCCTACAGATTCACCAGAACCAATTTTCTCTGGAACTACTTTGGCAGTTGAATTCACATCACGATGTTTGATGCTACCGCCCACTTTGTAGAATGCTTCTTTATTGAAATCACCTTCAATGATCTCATTGCGATAAACAATTGCACCATTAGAGGCTTGGTTAAATACATTCAAATTATCTTGCAAACGCTCTAAATAAGCAGTTTGAGCCAATTGATTGTAGATGATCATGTCTGAATTAACTGTTGTAGTCATAACTACTTATCTCCAAATTTTTAATGATTAGTTCGGTAGTTTTAGGAAGGCATCATTGCCATGTTCTTTGATGTAATCTGCTTTCTGAGAAACAGACATTTCACTGCGTTTCATTCCAGTAGGTGCTCCACCTTTGCCCCCACCTTGAAAACCACCGCCAGTTCCTTTACCACCTTTAAGAATTAAGTCTTTATGCTGGTATCCACCAACCAATGACTCTAAAGCTTCATCAACATTTGCAAGTTCACCCGGGCGGACACGTGAATAAATCTTTTCGCCGTTCGGATCATATGCAACCACCTTGCCTTCTTCGATTTTGAAGTGATGGCCAAAGGTTGCCTGAACCATGTCCACAGGTACTGCAATGTTGTCTTGAATGTACTTAGAACGAGCAAAACCACCGCCGATTAGTTCTTTGTGTAAAGAGGCTTCTAGTGCGTCACGTTGCTCAACAATCGGAGCATATTTTTCTTCAACTGCCTTGATAGCTTCAGCTTTCACTTTCTCAACTTCACCGGCATCCACCAGCTTTTTATCGTCGAGATTTTGGATTGTTTGTAATGCCTTTTTAGCTGCCGCTGGGTCTTCAATTCCTTCAAAAGCTTTTAATGCTTTTTCGGCTGCTTCTTTGGCTTCACGTTGTGTTTTAGCTTCATTGTTTAAGCGTGCAATTGTTGCTACCGAGTGTGGTGCATCATGTGGCATTTCTTTGCCGTCATCATGAATATAGATCGGTTTATCACCGTCTACTTCCGCATATACCTTACCGTCGATCGTTACTGTTTTAAGTTTCATGGGTCATCCAACCTATATTTACAAAATGGGCATCCGCCCGGATTCGCCGTCTGCATCCACTTTCGGCAGGCATAAAAAAAGCCCTATTTCGAATAGGGCTTTTTAAAAATTAATATTAGTTTATTGGGTTGTTACTAACTTTCTATCTGGCTTTAAAAATAATTTCTTTTTAAAGAAAACTAAAAAAGTTGAGTTAACAACTGATATCAAGCCATAGAGAATAAATACTAATAAAATATGCTCATAACCCACCGCAAAAAGATAAATAATTGCAAATGAAATTAAGATACCTCCAGCCAATCGATAGAGAGCTATTGAAGTATCAAGTAAGCCTTCCGAAACTTCCTTTAAGAAATTCTTATGCTGAAAATTAAAATATCGATGTAAAAGCCAAAAAATCAAGCCTATTAAGCAGTTAATAGCAA